CCGATGTTCAATACTCATTGCAAAGCAGTACAAGAATATTCACAGCGTAATGCTGATAACTTTGGAGACACTATACTCATGGTAGCTCTAAGCATTCAACAGAATTGGCTTGGTGTTGGTGACCAGATAGCTGATGTAAGAGCTAACAAGCTAGAGTCTAGGTTCTTATGGGGTAACAAGATAAAGACTTATGAGTACCTTATGTCCAATAAGCATATGATGTTTTCACAGGTCAAGGCAGTGCTTAACTCTAGTAAGTCTGACAACGAGAAAGCCTACAGCTTAATGATAATCTTCCTAAGGGTTGACGGCTTAGGCATACCAAAGGCAGGCTTCTGCTGTCAGTTGATTGCTGGGCTGGTTGGTTGTATGGATGTTCACAACATTAGAATGTATAACTTAGATGCTAAAGACTTTACACTTAACCCTAAGCCTAAGACAGACAAGGCCAGCCAAGCTAATAGGGCCAAGATAGAGAACTACATAGGACTATGTGAGGACTATGGCTGTGAGAATCTATGGAATTCATGGTGTGAGTTCTTAGCTACCAAGTCTAAGCGGTGGCAAGATGGTAACCATGTAAGCGAAGTACACTATACTTATCTGACAGGAGACAACCTTGCAGCTACCCACTGAAGAAGAATTTAAAGAGACTTGTGCCGAACATATCTGGTGCTTCACTATGGAGCCTGACTTAAACAAGGCAATGGAGGGGCTAAAGACCTATCACTATATACAAAAAGTTATTAAGCTAGGCGGCGGTAAGTATAAACAGATACACCGCCGTAGCTTTGAAGCTTGGATGGATAAGACTAAAGCGAGATTGCATCATGACTAAAGACGAGGCGGTGTTAGCTGCTATGGAGCAGGTATGGAAAGATATGAGGGACGGCGAAGGCCAGCCGCTCTATGATTTGCTAGAACTTATACCACTTAAAGAACTAATCGGTTACTTAGATGAGGCAGGACGACATGAAAAGCTCAGATATAATTGAAGAAGGCAATGTTTTGTGGCGTGTTGACTGGCTTGGAGAGTTTGATACCCCTAGTTTTAGCTTTAGTTTAGAAGATGCTCACAAAGTAGGGCGTATGTATAGCGATAAGCCCTACATAATTACTATGATACAGCAAAACACACTAAACAAATCAATAAAAGGTAAATAATATGTCCAATAAAGATGATTTCTTCAACATATTAGCAGACTTAAACACTAGTGTAGCCTTCTTAGCTAAAGACAAAGACTTTAATCCAGATGAGGACATGGTTGAAACACTAGATGACATTGCAACTGAACTTTATAACCAAGTGTATAATACAATCAAGTAAATAAGAACAATTACTTAATGACTTATAAGTTAGTAAGTTCTTACGAACTAACTTATAAGACATTAAGTTATTGTAACAGGGTCGGTGTCGGCTGTCAAGTAAAATCGGAAACCAATTAACTACAATAGGTCACAAACTATGGAAACTTTATTCAACTTAGTCGCAAAAGCTACACACTCAGCAGTATTTAGCGGTAAGAAAAACGGTACAGTATTCGGTAAGTCTTTTATTGTAAGACGTAGAACAATTAAGAACCGCTTCGAGGTCAGTAAGGGCGACTGCTTCAACATCTTCCACTGTTATAAGTGGGCGTTTTATCTACAGCATGGTAGCTCTCGAAGCATTAGCTTTAAGAACATCAAAGACATTAACGGAACCGAGGGAGTTGTAGCGTGATAGAACATAACAGACCCTGCCCTGATGACGACACCTATGAGTGTTTCAGTTGCGGTGCAGCTACTAATAATGGCTACGACAGTGGTCAATGTGCAACTTGCTTAGGAGAAGATTGATATGAATGCTATTGTAAATATGTTTAGAAACACATCAGATATGACAGAGCTAAAGCGTAGTGGCTATGGCGAGGCAGGCTTCGAGATAGGTGAAGCTATCCTCCAGTACCATACTCAAGCAGCTAGTGTACAGAACACTACTAAGAAAGTAATCTACCGTGAAGACACTGGAGCACAGCTTGGTGTTCATGGCTTAGACTACAAAGCAGTTGCACCTCATGAGATGATTGATGTTACAAGGGCTATCATTGAGCGGTCTGACTTAGACACAACAGGGATTCAAGAGACTATCAGGACATCACACAACGGCTCTCGAACCTTTGTACAGTATAAGCTACCAGCCCATACCTTTACCACACCAGACGGTGACACTGCATCCCTTGGACTGTTAGCAGTGTCAAGCTTTGATGGGACATGGCCGTTTATGATTAGTGCCGCTGCTATACAACAAGCTTGTACTAATCTTCAGGTGTTTGTTTCCGGTGAGGTTGCTGTGTTTAAAGCTAAGCATACTCGACACTTAAACATTGAGCTGGGCGGTAGGGTTATCACTAAGGCACTGGACTTGTTTGAAAACGAGAGAGAGCTTTGGAGCCAGTGGAGTAACGAAGCAATGACTGACATCCAAGCATTTACAGCAGCCGCTGAAGCTATCAACGCCACATCAGCCTTAAAGATTATCAACACCAACCCGGACTATACCCCCGGTCAAGTTCTTGACGAGATGCCCAGAGTAAATAGCTCACTAGAATATATCTGGGTCACTTGGCAGAACACATATCGAAGACGACTTGGTGCAAACCGCTGGGCTTTTTACAATGCACTGACTGATTGGTCTACTCACTCTATTACTAAGAGACAATCAGCAGCGGGGAACATAGCAGCCACCAGAAATAAACGACAAACAATTATTCAAGATTACTTTCAGAGGGCAGCATAGATTGAGTCAGAACTTAGCAGCAGCACACAACGATTTTATGAAAGGCTTGTTAACTTTAATGCAAGCCTGTAGTAAATGGGATGTAACAGCAGATGAACTACTTAGATATATAAGAGAGGAAGAAAGTAAATGACTGAGGCATATACATTAGAAAGTAGAATTATTCACTGGCATCATGACCGTAATCTTATCCACGGTTCAACAGACCACCAGCAGTTTGAGAAACTCTTAGAAGAAGTTGAGGAGTTGCGGCTAAACATTATGAACAGCCAGCCAATCATTGACGACATCGGAGACATTATCGTAGTGCTATGCAACTTGGCACATCGAAACAACCTATCACTCCATGACTGTATGGCTCATGCCTATGAAGATATACGACACCGCAAAGGCAAGATGGTTGATGGGTTGTTTGTTAAAGAGCGGGTTGATGAGAGCGCTGCCGCTTGACAACCGCAGTGATAGTGCTAGGGCTAGTGTTGATTGGCGGCCCAGTCTGGCTAGTGGGTGTCGCTGCTGTAGTTTGTTTCTTTGCAGAATTACTACACCCTTATAAATAATTTTAAATAAAGCTTCACATCTAATACAACTTGTGGTATAATGCCACCTCACTTTTACACCAACGACAGGAAAGATAATATGGCTATTGTAACAGGAACAGCATACTGGGCAAGCGTAACAACTCCGAACACCACTTACGAACCAGTGTACACAGTAAACTTAGTAGTCGATGAAGAGACTGCACAAACCTTCAGGTCACAAGGTCACACAGTTAAAGACATGGACGAAGGCCCAGCTCTCATCATCAAGCGTAAAGTCAATGGCCCTAACGGTATGATTCGTCAGCCGCCTAAGCTTGTAGACTCTACTAAGAATCCAATTGATGAGCGTATCGGTAACGGCTCAGCAGTTAAGATTCAATATAAGGAATGGGAATCTGTATGGAAGGGCAAGACCTTTAAGGGTTTAGACTTCCAAGCAATGCAGGTATTAGACTTAGTGTCTGTCGGCTCAGTCGATGGCGGTGAGTTCGATGTAGAAGATGAGATGGAGGGAACAATCTAATGATGACATATAAAATGGGTGATGTAGCTTACGACATCAGCAAGCTGGATGACGAGGGGCAGAGTTACTTTGCCCTGCTGCGGTCAGCGATGGTTAAGATTAACAACACCAACGATGAGATTCAAGTGCTTCAAGCTGGAGCGAATTACATTAAGGACCTACTAGAAGATAGACTTACGGATGAAGCTATCACTGAAGAAGACGATGACATGGAAGTTCAAGTAGCAGCCTAACCTTGAGGTAACGCAATGCCGTTTGTTAAATTCCATCTCCCATGTGATTCATGTGGAGGCAGCGACCCAGTCAGTCAGAACGATGACGGGTCAGCTTACTGCTTTAGCTGCAACAAGTATTTTAAAAACTACGGCACAACGGAAGTGCAAACCCCTAAGCAAGATACCGTAACGGACTTCACAGCGTATCAAGGAGCCGGTAGTGGCTCTAGTTTTAATGCCCTAACTGACCGACAGATTAGTATCGAGACAGCCAAAAAGTATGGCGTTAAGTCTACTACTCTCAACGGTCAGGTTACCAGCCACCACTACCCCTACTTCCACAAGGGCGAGGAAGTAGCAACGAAAGTTAGAAAGCTCAACAAGCAGTTTGCTTGGAAGGGTGATTCTAAAGAAACAGGGTTGTTCGGAGAGCAGCTCTTTAAATCAGGCGGTAAGTTTATTACAATCGTAGAGGGAGAGTGTGACGCTATGGCGGCATACGAACTACTCGGAAGTAAGTGGCCTGTTGTAAGTATAAAGTCTGGAGCACAAGGAGGTGCTCGTGATGTTAAGAATAGCCTAGAGTTTCTTGAATCATTCGAGACTGTAGTCATCTGTTTCGATAGCGATGCAGTGGGCAAGGACGGAGCTAAAGCAATTGCTAAGCTCCTCACCCCCAACAAAGCTAAGCTGATGACACTGCCCGAGGGATTCAAAGACCCTAACGATATGCTCAAAGAGCGTAAGCATTCCTCCTTTGTTAATTGTTTCTGGGATGCTAAGGTCTACACCCCTTCAGGGATTATGAACTTGTCTACCCAGCTAGACGAATACAAGCGGTTACGTTCAGAGAAGCTGCCGTCCATTCCATACCCTTGGGCTGGGCTTAACGGTAAGCTGGAAGGTATGAGGGCTGGCGAGTTAATTACTCTTACTGGCGGCACTGGACTAGGTAAGTCTTCTGTAACTAGAGAGCTTTCTCACTGGCTCATCAACAACACCAAAGATAACGTAGGCATCGTGGCTCTTGAAGAGAACTGGATGCGAACTGCTGAAGGTATCATGGCTGTTGAAGCTAACTCTAAGCTGCACCTAGACAGTGTTAAGAATCAGATAGGTGACGAGAAGCTCGAACAGTATTACCGCAAGGTCTTCATGGGAGAGAACGAGGGTCGGGTTTGGATTCATGCTCACCTTGGTGTCAACAACCTAGAAGACATCTTCAGCAAGCTGCGCTACTTGATTGTAGGTTTAGATTGTAAGTGGGTTGTAGTTGACCACCTTCACATGCTAGTTCTTCAAGCCTTGGAAGGCGATGAGCGCAAAGCTATTGATGGTATCATGCATCGACTCCGCTCTCTTGTAGAAGAGACAGGTGCTGGCTTGATACTTGTGTCTCACCTCCGTAGGGTAGAAGGTAACAAGGGGCATGAGAACGGTATCGAAACCGGACTCTCACACCTTAGAGGTTCACAGTCTATTGCTCAGCTAAGCGATTGTGTTATAGGACTAGAGCGCAACCAACAATCAGATGACGAGGTAGAGGCTTCGACCACTAAGGTCAGGGTACTGAAGTCAAGATACACTGGTGATGTTGGACTGGCTTGTAGCCTACACTACGACTCAGTAACAGGCAGACTTAAAGAAGTAGATGACGGTGATAACTATGATGCCTTTGACGGAGATGAGCTATGAGTAACTTAGTATTTGATATAGAAGCAGACGGCCTTGACCCCACTAAGATACACTGTATTGTTGCTCAGGATGTAGACACATTGGATGTGTTTACGTTTGACAACACTCAGCTCGAAGAGGGTTACGGATTACTTAGAGCAGCTAAGAAACTAATCGGTCACAACATAATTGGCTATGACCTACCAGCCATTAAAAAGATTGCAGGTATCGACCTCAGTGACAAACAGATTGTAGATACCTTGGTACTATCCCGTCTCTTCAAGCCACCTAGAGAAGGCGGTCACGGCTTAGAGTCTTGGGGTTACCGCCTCAAGTTTGCTAAGGGTGACTTCGGTGAGCAAGACGATGCATGGGATTACTACCGACCAGAGATGCTCAAGTATTGCCAGCGTGATGTAGAGTTAAACACAAAGGTATATCAGCAGCTTCGAGTAGAGAGCAGGGGCTACACCCCACAAGCAGTTAAGCTAGAGCATGACGTTGCTTGGATTATAGATAAGCAGCGAGACAACGGCTTCAAGTTAGATGTAAAGAAAGCTATGCTGATGGTTGCAATGTTCCAAGAGAAGCTAGATGCTACAGAATCTGAGGTACATGAGACTGTCAAGCCCAAGGTTGAGACACAGATACTCAAGCCTCAGTACACTAAGACCGGTGCGATAGCTAAGACAGCTAAAGACCAACACGATAAAGGTGTCAGGCTTACAGACGAAGAGTGGACAGCGATGCTCAACACTGACAAGCCGGTAACCCGCAAGACATATACTGAGTTCAACTTAGGTTCTCGTAAACAGATTGGTGATATGTTGATTGCAGCCGGCTGGGTTCCTAAGAACTTTACACCTACTGGTCAGCCAATCGTTGATGAAGGTACACTAAACAAAGTTAAAGGTATCCCAGAAGCTGCGCTGATTTCTACTTACCTAATGCTTCAGAAGCGTTTAGCTCAGGTAAACAGTTGGCTCAAGACAGTAGAGGATGACGGCAGGGTTCGAGGTTATGTTAATCCTAACGGTGCAGTGACGGGCCGCATGACACATAGCCATCCTAACATGGCACAGATACCTAGCTCCAACTCACCTTACGGTAAAGAGTGTAGAGCTTGCTGGACTGTAGAGACTGGTAACAAACTCGTAGGCATTGATGCTTCAGGCTTAGAGCTTAGAATGCTTGCTCACTACATGAACGATGAGGCATACACAAATGAAATTCTCAACGGAGACATACACACAGCTAACCAAAAACTTGCAGGACTTGAATCAAGAAATCAGGCGAAAACTTTCATATATGCCCTCCTCTACGGAGCTGGAGATGCAAAGCTTGGGACAGTGGCTGGACAAAGTAAGGCAAGAGGCAGACAAATGCGAAGCCAGTTTCTTGATAGTCTACCATCATTTAAATCTCTTGTCCAACGAGTACAACGAGAAAGTAAAAAGGGATTCCTCAAAGGGTTAGACGGTCGTAAGTTAGCTATACGTTCTGAACATGCTGCACTCAACACACTGTTGCAGAGTGCTGGAGCAATCGTAATGAAGGAGGCGCTGGTTATCCTTGATGATTACTTCAAAGAATCTAAGTTGACTGCTAAGTTTGTAGCCAACGTCCACGATGA